CAATATTTTCATCTAGCAGCCAAAGAATCTATGAATGTGAAGTTATCAATCCAGTTAGGATGATGCCTATTGGATATGACGACGCTGAGAATGTTTGTGATTTTTGGAAGTTAAGAAAAGAAGGACGCTCTACTAGAAAATATAGAAAACTTGATTTCGATAATTGCTATGCTTGTGATGCTGTCAAATTAACAAGGCTGGTAAAGAAAGAATATAACTATGACTAAAAGATACTACTATAAAGCTGTAAATGTAGTAAATGACAAGTTCTATTCTTCGAACAATTCTGCTATCTGCCCAAGGTTATTAAAAATTCGGTATAAATACAAACAGTTTGTTTATCCTAAAATAGAAGGTAGCAAATTGTTTGTATTTAATAGCCTAGAAGACGCTGTCTCATTTGTGTCTAAAAAATGGAATGGAAAATGGAGAATTTATGAATGTGAAGTAATTAATCCCGTCAGGATGTTACCCATCTGTAATATTACAAAGGAAGCTGTAGAAGATTTTTGGAGGTTAAAAAATGAAAACAAATCCGTGAGATTGTATAAAAGACTTCGTCTTCAGAGTTCTGCATGTGATGCTGTGAAATTAACCAAATTAGTATATAAGGAAGGTAAATATGTTTAATCTTTTGTCGTTTATTTTTGGGCAAGTTAAAAGTGATTTGGCTGAAAATAAGGAAGTTGAGACTTTAACTGACCCAGTCCCATCGCCAACTCCATCAACCACACAAACCCAAGCCTTTCCCCTAACAGTTCAACGAATCTCTCATCGCGAAAGTTTACGTCTACACTTTCTATCTGTTAACGTTTCACAAGGAGAAGGAGAAAAACCAATGAAGATTGATGTTACAGAAGAATTGGCTAAAGATTTCCTTACCAAGATGGGATACAAAATCTATGTCAAGCATCAACGGTATTTCCCGGAAATTACAAAGGTTAACAAACGTTCTGTACCAATTACTCGCATGGAAGCTGAAAAATTCTTCCAAGAACAGGGTCGAACTCTTAGTAAAATCAAGAATGCGTTCAGTCCTTTTGGTGGAATCACTACTGTAAGTCTTGTTGCCAAAGATGGTACTGAATATCAAGGGGTTTCTAAGTGTTCTCTTAAAGATGTATTTTGTCATGCAAACGGACGAGTTCGAGCACTTGAAAGGGCATTGGAGAACGCAAAAATCTCTTTGGGATAAGTAATAATGGATAGAGACACAATAGATTATCTAGATATGATAGGCGGTTGCCTATTATTTTGGTTTTCGGTTGTAGTCGGGCTATATAAAGGACATATAAACTCAAAGAATAATATCTTCCAAAAGACACTAGACGAAAAATTTGAGGAAAAAGTACAAGAACACTTACATAGGAATGATTTATGAGTGAATCTATTCCAGGATATGACAAATGGAAACTTCAAGCCCCGCCTGAAGAAATTATTAAGATTGAAGGTGGGGTGAAGTATACTGTCGTATACACAATTGAATATGCTTTCTGTTGTAAAAACTCTTGCACTGTTTATGTTGAACAATGTGAGACGTTAGACAATGAAGATGTATTTGGTATGTTAGCTCGAATGAAAATTTCAGAGCGTACCAAGTATGTTCTTAAAGGTCATCCTGAAATCGTAGTTGAAGGAGCACAGTTCTAGTATGTTCAAAAGCCGACTACTTTCTACTTCCATGAAGACAGAAAAGTCGGATAATGCGGGGTTGGGGTATTTGACTAAAATCTTATACCTCGCCCCGCATAAATTATCTGGTTTTAACGTCTGTCCTCATGCTAGTAATGGTTGTATTAGTGCTTGTTTGAATAAATCAGGGAATGGGTTATACCCTCATGTTCAGAGGTCAAGAATTGCTAAGACAACATTCTTCTTCTCTGATAGACCTGCGTTTATGAAACAACTCATTTACGAACTCTATATCTTTGAGAGGTTTTGTCTTGTCAAAAAACTCAAGCCAGCGGTAAGACTAAACGGAACAAGTGATATTCAATGGGAGAAGATTTCCCCAGAGATATTCATTTACTTTTCTAACATTCAATTCTATGACTATACTAAGAATTTGAAAAGGATGTTAGAATTCTGTAAGGGAAACTTCCCAAAGAATTATCATCTTACCTTCTCACGTTCTGAATCAAACTCAGAAGATGTTGAGAAGGTATTGAAGAATAATGGAAGTGTGGCGGTCGTGTTTTATCTTCACACCAATGACCTCATGCCTAAGTCGTATCTAGACTATAAAGTTCAAAATGGTGACTTGCATGACTTGCGTTTCCTCGACAAACCCGGTATCATTGGTTTAAAAGCTAAAGGGGTTGGACGTTCAGACCAAAGTGGATTCGTTGTTAGAGCAAAGGAATAAAATGTTGGAAACACCAGTTATAAATTTTGCTCGCAATACTTTTGGTAAAATTTCTAGAGAACCAAAAGACAAAAGAATGGGAAAGGTCGGAGACAAAGTATATGTGACTCCAACTGTTTTTTGTAATCTAGATAATGGAACTTCATGGATTACATATTATGTTCCTTTCGATTGTATTTTTCTTACACCAATTAAAGTAGAAATTAAGGAGATTGAATGACAGATATTTTATTCTCTTCTGTTAAAGAAGGACAGAGATTTAAAAACCCAAAGACTGGTAGTAAATTCACTAAGAAAACTGATATCGTATCGAATGCTGTTAGTGATAGTGGTGTAAGAATGATGTTTAGTAAAAACGAAAAAGTAATCTTGTTGGAAGAATAATATGTCTAAGAAAAGCAATCTCGTAAGGCATCAACTTAAAAATGGGTGTTGTTATTTAGTAACAAAAGTCCCATACGAACACCAACAACTCTTTTCTGTTCAGGATGTTATTTATGTAGACGCTCTAAGATTCTATCTGCATAATTTTACACAGAATAAAATGGTAAAGTTTAATTTCAAACAACGTTGTCGTATTAAGTTTAAGCCTTGTGATTCTTCTCTTTTGATTAAGGATTAATTATGCCGTTTAAAATCGAAAAAGTAGTAGATGATGGTTCAATCCGTATTCAGGATATTGACCAATGTGGAGATTTTTATATAGTCGTATCAAGTGATGTAAGCTACTATGATAAGGGAGATTTACTCTTTATAAATAAAAGAGGTGATTGCGTTGATAACCTAACTGCAAAATCATGGATACCATTAGAGTCATGTTTTGGAAAAAACTTAATTGTTAAACTAGCAGATGTAACACTTTCAGTAAAGTAAAAAAGGAAAATTATGTTGATTACTCTAGAAGAAAAAGATGGAAAAGTATTTGTTACTGTGCCTGATAACATTCTCGGTAAGGTAATGATTAAAATTGGTGATGATACATTCCATCTTAAGGAGTTAATCAACACCTTTGCTTTTAAAGATTAGTTATGTTTACAATGAGAAATCCACAGCAAGACTTTCTGTTTGCCTTGCTATTCTTTATTTTAGTTCAGACTGTAATTTGGAGAATTGATTATGACAACTAAGAACAATATTGTGACAGACACACATGTATTCTTCCTTTCTTCCTATCTTTCTCAGTGGTTCCCTACTAGGTTTGTAGAAGAAGGACGAGTATATGCTAATGCTGAACAATACATGATGGCTCATAAAGCTTTACTCTTTGGAGATGAAGTATCATTTGTAAAGATTATGAATACTAATAGCCCATCAGACGTTAAAAAGCTTGGTCGTGGGATTGCGGGGTTTGTACAAGAAGAATGGGATAAGCAAAAGAATACTATCGTCCTTAAGGGGAACTTCCTAAAGTTTACCCAAAACCCCATCTTAATGTCCTTCCTTCTTAAAGACTATGGACCCAACAAACGTAAATTCGTAGAATGCAATGAGAAGGACCCTGTTTGGGGTATTGGCTTGTCTCTCTACGATGAAGACATTAAAGACGAAAGTAAATGGAAGGGTGAGAACCTTTTGGGGTTAACATTAACAGGTCTTGCCGCTAGCATTACTTCAATTGGATTCAAATATGACGACGTTCCAAGTTAGGTTTTACTGCTATGCCTATTCATGGGATGGTGAGTGTGGTGTTTATCATGAGTCTTTTCCAACTTTAGTAGAAGCGGAGAAGTTCGCCAAGGTCATAAAAACGTGATAAAATATAACAACTCGCGTGAATTCTTAAAGAAACACCACTATGTTTACGATGGCTGTATCGATAAACTACTAGGAATTTGGCAGGTTACAACGACAGAAGAAAAGATAGAATAATGGATGGTATAATCACCACAGGATTTAAAGTCGTTTTTACTAAAACCCCTCTAAAACTTTTATCGTACAATGTCTGGATTGACAAAGATGAAAACAGTCTTACTACTATTGAATACAAACAAGGCGAATGGGTCTATCCAAAAATCGAGAACTCTTTACTGTTTGTCTTTCAATCATTAAAAGAAGCGTGTTGTTGGTCTGGTATAAATTACTTCTACTCTAAGGAATATTACGAATTGTGGTCGTGTGAGTGTTTAGATATGATTCCATATTTTCCTTTATGTTCTGACAATGAACTAAAAATTCAAGAATACTGGAGTGATGAAGATAAGAGTAAATACAAACATATTCCTATGAATTCTTTTGGTGCTAAAGCAATTAAATTGGTACGTGAGATACCAATAGGTGAGTATCCTATCTAACTAATAGTAAAAGGATTAGCGGATTCCTTATAAAAACCGCTACTTACCAATAATCTAACAAATTGCCACGGTATCGAAACAATCTTCTAAATTGTCACTTAAAACTTCGTAACTGGAAATAGTGTATAAGGGTTCGACTCCCTTACGTGGTACTTTTAGGTGTGCGTGCTCTCTAATCAAGAGCTAGTAAGCGAACCCCATATGAAGAGAACGTAATTGTGATGATTACGAGGGGCGATGACAAATGTCCGGTATGACAGGCCCGTTAGTTCGAGCTGATGGAGTGTAGAAATACATGTTGAAGTCGGTAAAGACACTGTCAATTTTGGGGCTTTAGCTCAACAGTAGAGCAGGCTTCTTATAAAGGTCAGATTCACGTGCAACTCGTGAAAGCCCTACTTAGTGTTGTCAGACTTTAAGTTAACCTATAGTTTTTAAGGAGATTGAAATGAACACAGATTGGGTATGTACATATCCTGATATTACTGACTATGTTCTCTATTATAGCGATGAGAATAAAATGAGTATTATCTATAGAGAAAATGGAAATCTTCCAGCAAATAGAGAATATAGTAGAATTTTTAAAGACAATGATGGGAGTCCAAAAACTTTTGAATCTCTTGATGATGCCAGGATTTTCTTAAATACAAATTTTAAACGAGAATATATTTC